CACTGTGGCAAGTCCTGCTGTGATTAAGTTGGCTCCTGAAATATTAGCAGCAGAAGTTACATTTCCACTTGCATAAACAGTACCGGTCACAGCCAAGGTGTCCAGTGGTGCTGCATTGGCAATGCCCACGTTGCCTGAACTGCCAATCACAGTGATTCTTGTTGTGGGAGTTGAGGTACTGCCAGTTTGAATTTGAATATTGGCGTTGCCATCACTGTCCTCATATACTGCACGAATTCTTGCTGTGATTCTTGGCAATGCCCCAGTGGCGTCAGATGTAAACCATTCTATTCCACCAATGTTTGAACCTATAGATGTCACTGCTATATTTGAATCTTGAAATCTGATTGTTTGATTGCTGGTTGTGTTTGAACTATACGCTATCAACATGTTGCCATTGACGATGGATATGTTGCCAGCACCGGCGGCATTGGTGGTATAAATTCCACCAGTGGTGTTGACATTTCCTGCATCCACATTGCCAGCGAATGCCACGGCACCAGCAAAAGACGTGCCCAAAGGAGATACCACCATGATGTTGCTGACACCACCAGGATTGAATGTGATATTGCCATTGATGGTGGGGATTTCTACACTGCTGGTACCATTAAAGATCTTGTCAGCATTGATATTGCCAGTGAGCACAGCGTTTCCGGTCACTGTAAGGTTGCCCACAATGTTTACATTGGTACTTTGTAAGGTGACCAAATCACCTGCATTTATGGTTTGAACAGTGTAATCACCGCTGACACGTTTGACTGTTGACATTTAAAGGTCCTTTGTGTTATTTATGCGGTCAAGCAAGTCTGACATGGGCATGTTTCGTAAATTAGCAATGTTGTTTAGTTCTGGTACACTGGCAGTGGTATCGCCCATCACACGATGAAAACTGGTGTCAGGAAAATCTCGACAAATGGTCACAAGTTGTCTAATCCAGTTGCCTGTGAATGTGGGCAAACTTGAACTTTTTTTGTAGAACTCTGTGTCAGCATACACATTGTTGAACTTGTTGCTGGCAGTTGGACCCATATCAAATCCAATAAGATACACTGCCAAATGTTTATCCAATGCTGCAATGCCCACAGCAATGGGACCCGAACTGAATCCAAAATAACTTTGTGGCACTGTTCGTGCGCCCAGTCCTGGCAGAGGTTTTCGGGTATACATGGTATGTTCTTGTGCATACCCAGCATTTTGAATGGTTTGTGCAATACCCCGGTCTGTGCTGATCAACACGTCTGGCGCAAATTCTCTGTACAAGGCATTGCATCCGTAGATTTTTCCACGTTGCTTTAACTGATCTAAATCCACTTGCAATCGGCTGACACCGTTGCCCAATACAAATGCTGCGCTCATAAAAAATCCCCCCTGTATGTATCAGGGAGGACTTGGGTGCGTACAAATTAGGAAGTAACGTTGTCCACAATGGCCAGTTCCACTGTGGTTTGTGCTGTGCCAGATTTGATCACAGTGCCTTCGTCTGTGAAGAAGTTGGTTGCGTAACGAACATCGTTGATCACAGAGGTGGCAGCATAGGTTGAGCCGCCGGCCCAGTTCAACAACCACTTGTTGGTCAACTTGCTGATTGTGGTAGCGGTACTATCGCCCAAAGTGTAAGTGATGGCCATGAGTCCTGCAGCAGGAGTCACATCGTCATCCAGCACACACACGCCCACACTGTTGGCTGCACCGTTGCCAGAACCACCCACTGAGGTTGCTGTGAAAATTGTGCCCAGGCCAAAGTTGGCAGGTGCACCAGCAGCAGTCCAGTTGGTGGTTGTGCCCACAGTGCTGATTTGATAGGCCTGACCTACTACAAACGAGCCGTCGTTGACGCCGGTTGCATCGCCCACCAGATACTTGTGACTGCCTTTTTGGCGGATGATATAGCCCTGGGCCACACCAATGCCGCTGCCCGATGGATTGGCAATGTTAACTGTTACATCAACTCTGGGATTGGTTGCTGAGGGCGTATCAGTTGGGCCTGCACCACCCACAACGCCCAGATACTGTGCGTCATTTAGAGTTTGTGTTGGTGAATTGAACACTGGAGCGGTCAATGAACCAAAGTTAGGAAAACCAAGATCCACACCAACGGCTGCGCCGCCATTGCCAGATCCTGTGCTTGATTTTTGTATTTTAAGAGGACGTCCCATTTTTGTTTCTCCTTAAAGAAGTCCGATCGGAGTTCTAGTCCGTACGCGGCGGGTTAAACCGCATAAAACGCAGAATTGCGTTGACTTTTATTTATGGATGTAGTAAAATAATAAACCACACTGTATATACTGTAAATATTGCATGGACTCATCACAACTCATTGAAGAAGGCAATCAATATCGTGCCAACAATCAACCTGCACAGGCGTTGCAGTGTTATACCCTGGCCATGTGTCAGGATCCAGATTCTGCCGCGGCATTCAACAACTACGGCAATGTCATGCGAGAAATGGGGCAACCACGCAGAGGCATACCGTTTTTAGAACACGCTGCCATACTTGATCCCAACAACGTCACTGCACGATTCAACTTGGCTGTGAGTCATTTGATCATGGGTGACTATGCTCGTGGGTGGCCTGCTTACGAGGCACGTTGGCAGTACGAACACCTGGCAGGTTCATTACCACAGCATGCTCAACCTCGTTGGACTGGACAAGATTTACGAGACAAAACTATTCTTGTGGTAGGCGAGCAAGGACACGGAGACAACATACAGTTCTGCAGATTCTTGTTTAACTTGCATGCTGCCGGAGCAAAGATATTGTTCCAAGTCACCGACGGAATGATTCCATTGTTGGCCAATGCCAGCATCATTGACTGGGTTGGAAGGTATACAGACGAGACTCCTGAGTTTGACTATTGGATACCTATCATGAGCATACCGGGTGTGCTGGGAGTTACTATAGATAACCTTCCGCGCCCTATCAGTTATATCAATGCACAAGAAACACAAGTGAAAGAATGGTTGCAACGCATGGGTCCTAAAAAACGCATGCGTGTGGGCTTCAGTTGGTCAGGACGCAGAGATGCCTGGCTCAACCGACACAAGGGTGTACCATTTGAAACCATGCTGGAGTTGGTCAAAAGCAATCCCGAATACGAATGGATCAATCTGCAGGTAGATGCCACAGACGAAGAATCACAAGCATTAGCGGCTGCTGGTGTTACCATGTATCCTGGAAGTATCTCTAGTTTTGCCGAAACTGCGGCATTGATCATGTGCCTGGATGTTGTAATCTCAATAGACACTGCTGTTACACATTTAGCAGGAGCATTGGGTCGTCCTACCTGGCTGATGTTGCAGTGGTTTGCCACAGACTGGCGCTGGATGTTGGACCGAGATTCAAGTCCTTGGTATCCCACTGTCCGCATATTCCGTCAACCCTCAATGGGAGACTGGACCAGTGTTACCAAGAAGATAGCACAATATCTAACGTGGTTCAAAGTATAGCCAACAAAAAAGCACCCGAGGGTGCTTTTTCGTCCTTCCCATCCCTGGGCTGGCTTCTCTGATTAGGAGAATGACAAGTTGGAAACTGCGATCTCACCAACGTAGTCACCGGCGTTGCCGAATGAACTAGCTGTGTTGGTCAACTCGATGTAACCATAACGTGTCATGAATGACACCACTGGTTCAAAGGTTGATGGATCAAGCACAACACCGCTGCTCATCAAAGGAATGTATGGGCAGTAGAATGCTGGTGCGTCAGCTTCTGAAGAACCTTTGTAACCGACCAAAACGCTTTGTGTGTCAGCAGCATAGCTGTCAACAAACACACGCATAGAGCCGTTCAATGTACCAACAAACTTGGTGTTGGTAGGTGCTTCAAATGTACCTTCTGTAGTGCGAGCAAAAGCAGAAGTAGTTGCACTTTGCAACACTGTCAGTGCAGCTGAAGAAACCACAGCGTAGTTACCAGCGCCACGACGTGTGCGTTGAGCAATCAAGTTAGCAACGCGGTTAACCAACACAGCCAGTGCGGCGTGTTCGTCACCAACGAATGTTGCTGTACCAGAAACAGTAGCTTGGTTGTATGTGAACTCAGTAGCTGCCAGTGAACGCAAGCTCAAGAGAATCTCTTGATCAATTTCAGCTGTAATCTCTTGAGCCAATGCTGCCATGATTTCTGCTTCAACGTCAATGCCATGCATGGCTTGTGCGTCTTGTGCAGATTCAAATGTCCAGCGAGCTTGCAACTTACGTGTGCGAGCTTCAACGGCTTGTTTCAGGATCTGAACGCTAATTTGCTTACCGCCAGTACCTTCCATGGTAGCTGTGTTGCCACCAGTGTAGTTGGTAGCTGTGGCTGTGCCAGCAGGCACAGTAGAATATGCCTGAGCAATTTTGAATGGGCTCAATGCTTCTTCACCAGCTGCAACAGAAGTAGCGGCTGCTGAATTGTCTGTCAATGAGTTGGCATAACGCACACGCAGAGTGTGAATTTGGCCAACTGGACCAGTCATGGGCTGAACGCCAACCAACTCGTTAGCAATAACGGTGGGCATAACACGACGAATCACTGGCAGAATAACACGGTTAAGTGTTGCAATGTTACCAGCAGCAGTGGAACCTGCGCTTGCATTCTCTTTCAAATAGCGACGAGTATTCTCGAGGATTACGTTCATGCTATTGCGTCGAGTTCCATTAAGACCTTCTAACAGTGCCTCTTTGGTTTCGCCCCAACGACTTTCTAATAGTTCTTGTGACATTTAAGTCTCCTTGTTAAGATTAAAGACCTGCCAGGCGCTTGAGGTCAATCACGTTGCTGCGATCTTCCGACACACTGGGAACAGTATTTTTATCACCAGTTACTGCGGTGACTGATTCTGCAATTACTTTACGGGCTTTTACAGATCTGTCTTCCAACACTGCTGGTAGATATTTTTCAAAAGCATTTTTCAAACGGGCAGTTTGAACGCTTTCGAGTAAATTACGCATGACTTCTTGCTTTTCCCGGTTTAAGGGACGTAGCAATTCATCCATTGTGCTTTCACGCTCATTGGATTCTTTGATCATACGCAGTTCACGTTCTTTTGACTCCACCACGGTCTTTGCAGTACGGGTGATGTCGATTGCTTTACGCAATTTCTGATCTTTCTCAGCAATGATGTCATACAGTTTACGGACTTCTGCCTTCTCATTGAGATGGGTAGCACCGAACTCTGCTGCATACGCTTCGAAAATTCTACGACCAAAATTGTTCTCACGAGCAACTTTGATATCTTCTTGTAACTGATTCAACTCAGACTTGAGATGACGACTAACAGCTTGACTCATTTTTTGAGCAGATTCTTTTACGAAACGGCTCTTTAACTGTTCAAGTTTGCCACGTGCTTCGCGTACCAGACGTACCTTTGTCTCTACGACATCGCGTTTGTCTTTGGCGAATTCTGTAATTTCACGTGCCAATGCTTGCACCACGAAGTTTTCGAGTTTTGCAACTCCTTCGGTGTGCATTTTGCGGTCTCGGCGCAGTTCGCCAATTTCTTCTGCAAGTTTAGAAACCATAAAGTTGTTGAACTTTGTAGCTGATTCTTTCATCTTGCCTTGGAAACGAACGCGATCTTCCGCCAGTGCTTGCTTCTCAGCAGCTACTTGCGCAATTTCTGCGGCCAAACCTTCTGTTACCATCTTGTCTAGGGCTTCTACCATCACTGTCTTGTCATGCTCGTAGCGTTGTGCAAACTCTTCTCTGAGTTCTCCACGTACCTGTTCACGGGCTTCGTTTAGTTTAGATTCCCAAGCTTCGTTGAGTTCTTGACTAACATCTTCCGTAATTAGGCCACTATCAAGCAGGGGTTTAATTGCATCAAACATGCCTGGTTCTCCTTAGATTTTGAGATCCCGAATGAGTCTTTTAACTTCATTCTTTAGGTATCTCTGCACTTTGTCGCTCTCGCCAGATTCCCGTGCCATTTCCATCAGCTTATGACCGTGCTTCATGTTCATAAGACCTTCATAAATTGCTGTTGGATACGCATTGGGTGCGCTGGGTTGTGCAACCACATCTATAGTGACTATTTCAAAGTCACTTACATGTCCTGTTCTGTCGTCCACGTTGCCGCTGCCACGACTGCTGACACCAAGTTTTACACCTGACGTGATCAGCGTTTTAATCAATTCTCCCATGGGAGTTGGCAGGATCTTCAACTTACCACAACCAGCATGTCCGTCCATCCACATGTTTTCAACTGTGTGACACACACGGTCTAAGTTGATCTTTAGATCATCTGGATGGTCCACTTCACCTAACACGGAATTACCGCTGTGGATCTGTTCGTTGATGGTTTCTACTGCCTTGATAATTTCGTGTCGGGGGTAGGTACGTCCATTTGCATTCTCCTTGTTGCCTTCAATGCAAATGCCTTTGAGGTAGAGATGCTTTTTACCAGACATATCCGACTCTTCTAAGACTTGGATATTGGCCTGGCTAAAAGTTAAATCTTCTCTAAGGTATCTAGACGACATCTAATTAACCCTTACGTCCGCTTGGAAGTGGGCTCTTGTTGTTTTGACCTTCGCTGCCGGCGCCCATTTTAGGCTTTGGTGCTGCTGAA